AGATAACCCAAACATTACTGCAAGAAAAGGCTTCACAGTCTAAAGGAATTGCAAAGTATTTTTGGAAAGTTATTGACATTCTTGATGACATTGAGTATAATATACTTATAAACAAAAACAAACCAACATTAAAGGGCAAAATTATGGCAACAACAGTAAAAAATTACACAGATGAAATGGTCGCATCAATGGTAGAAGCTTACACAGCAGAACCAACAAGAGAGACTGTAGATTCATTAGCAAACGAGTTAGGCAAAACTACAAGAAGTATCATTGCTAAACTTTCAAGAGAGGGCGTGTACCAAGCACAACCGAGAACAACTAAATCTGGAGAGCCTGTAGTATCAAAAGCAGAACTCGTCAGTGCAATTGCTTCTCACTTCGACATTGAAGTACCGACTCTAGTGAAAGCAGGTAAGCAAGACCTACAGAAATTAGTCGACGCAATCAATTCCTAATGGAACTCGCAGGAATGGTGGGGTTCGTAATCGGACTTCACCTCCTAATGAGATTTATTGAGTGGAGTAGTCACCTATAGACTGGAGTGATGACCTAATCATCACATTTTAAAGTAGGAAAGTGTCTGCGGAAGCACGACCATACGAAGTAAGTTATGGTAAGTGGTTGGTTCAACTCCAACTCCTACCTTAAAATGTATAAAGTTTTTCAAGATTTTCCTAAATATTTCTTGACAAATGGTAAGAAAGTCTGTATAATATACTTATATTCAGAAAAAGAGAAGGGAAATGGAAATAAGGGCAACTTGCAAAGCAATCCTGATTAACCTGACCGACTCTAAGTGGATGCAACCCCGTTGGGATTGAGTCAAAGTTTTAACTACCAAGTAGTAAATAAACCAAAATTCTTCTTGACAAATGGTTAGAAAGTGGATATAATATATATTCAGAAACAAAAAATAGACGACATTGAAATACAGGCAAAAATTAATGATTGAGCTGTGACCTCCTCGGAGTGAGCCAATAAATAAACCTTCAAGGTCGTACCTCTCGATAGTGGCAGACAACGAGATTAAACAATGCACAGGGGACATAGCGCGATGCTTCACAGCCAAGTCCGAAACATGAAGGAAGTGAGCCGGCAGTACAATATGTGCCGAGAGTGTAGAAGCAGATTAGGTAATAAATCTACTCCCCCCAGCGATTCAGCTTTAGCTGTCAAAGGGAGAGTGAGTAGTGATAATGAAGTTATTGGTTATCTTGGAGCAATCCTTGAGTTCATCAGATTCCAGTCCTAGTTGATGCCTACTCATTGAGTGCTGAACTGAACAGCGAGAGCATATCGTAAAAACCGAGAGGACTGCATAGTCGTAAGAGTAACTCGTAAACAAGACTTTTCGACAGGTAATTGACGCGTAGATAATGACCAGACTATCTCGTAGACGAAGCACTATATCGTCTTTAATTATCAGTAGTAAGTGGGCAAGGTGTCTATTCGAGAGACACTACGCTAACCTGCGGTGTAGACCAAACCAGTAGTATGTTGATACTTGACGAACCGAACTTCTATGGAGTTGTATAGTAATCAAGTGGAGTACCTCCGAGTAGTAGTCGCCACATACAGTAGAGGAAAACGCTTCGGCGTAACGCCTTGAAGAGTGGAGTAACGACACATAATCGAGTGCGTGGTAATGAGTTGAAGGGGGCAGTTAGCAACTTAGTTATTTTTATTAGTAATTATTTAGAGCGTGTAGCGGTATCGTCAACATGTGGGGAAGAAACAGCAGTCTTAGGACTGGGGACGGAAGTCCGACATTACATCATGGTGTATTAAGTCTCTACCACTATTGCAGTAAGCCTACCAACGCAAGTGCGAGGAGACTAATTACCTCTCGTGCGACATTTAAAAACCAGTCTATTGACGAGTTTTTGGGGCAGTTGAATTAACTTTCATCTGCCTTTTTTTATTCCCTCCAAAACATAACATCAAAATTCCAAACATAATTAAATATAGTTCTTGACAAACAGGTCAAACATCTGTATAATATACTTATATTTAAAAAAAGAGAGATTAAAATTATGATGTGGCAAGAATTATCAAATTGGGAAGACAATCACAACGCAATAGTGTATGGTGTTATGACTTCGGAAGATGTGCGAGAGTCACTCTCATACTGGAACGCCTTCGAGGTGCATACAGATGAGTTCATTTGCGAAATTGCAGATGTAAGTGAGACACTTGTTATGGCAAGTATGAAGTATGCTTACAACACAATCGACGACCCAACATACGAATACATGCTAGATGTTATCTACGAACACCTAGTTGATACACTAAAAGAACGCATCAAAGATGCAGTAGACAAACAAAGACCTGTAAGAGGCAATCTGTGGAACGCAGAAACAAAGGGGTTCGAGAAGTTGCAAGACTTCATGGGACAAAGAACAATACAAAAAGAATTATTTTAAGGAGAGCGTAATGCCAACAAAATTCAAACAATCAGAAAAAGTGTTTAAGCGTGGAGTGAAAGCGTCTAAACTAAAAGACAAGCACTTCTATATCAAAGATGTGAACAAGGACGAACTGTTCAAGTGCATTAATGAAGATAGAACAAAGCCAAAGCAAAGACAAAAGTGTCTAAATGAGTTGGCGAGACGAGGCATCCAAATTAACTGGGTAGAGCCAAGTGAGGTGACGACATGAGATGGGGTGGAAAGACACAACACATTAGTGTAAAAAAGAAAACATCACAAGGCGATAGCCACAACAGAGTGAGTCTTAACATGAACAAGAACAAAAAGCGTTCATTCAAGAAGTACAAAGGTCAGGGCAGATAATGTTCGGATTCGAAGTATATTTTCTAATCGCAGTGCTGCTATTCATAGTGGCACTCAACTTACCAAGGTGGTGGTAATATGGGTAAAGTAATACAATTTCCTACAGTAACGGAAGCAAGAAAACTTCGTGATGCACTACAAGAGTGTGAACACGAAATAAAGTTGTGCCTAAATGATTTGGCAGAACTAAACGATATGGTCGTAGACCTCACAATGGAGTATGAAATCATGCTCAATAGATTGTGTGAATTAAATGGCATTAGATTGCCAGAGGAGTTAAAGTTAGAAGATGATTAAAGGTAGTATGATGTATGACCAGCATGGTCGTAAGCGTAAAGTAAAGAAACTATACGCAAGTAAGAAAGCGACACCTAATTTCGCTAAACAAGAAACAAAAACATTTAAGAGTACGAAGGACATCCCTAGTATGCCGATTGGAGAATACAAGACACCAACGGACAACTCTTACAAACAAGAAGTATCAAAGCAATATACGGTATCAGTTGCTTATAATAAAGGTGCATATCAAGTGATACCAAGACAAGAGGTAAAAGACATTGGCAAATAAATACAATAGACATTACGCAGTAGGTATGTGGGCGAATGGAAGTAAGATAACAAACATACAGTATCCAAGTGATACTAAACAAGCGTGGCAGGGAGAATGTCCTGCTAGAAACACGATACATATGTTCGTGAAGTTAGAAGATGGTACAGTTCTTCGAGATGACGAATTGATACTAGACAGAAAGAAGTGGGAAGCACTTCAGGACATGGAGAAGTTCATATCCGATATAAGTGAAGGAGTGGCGTAATGAGTAAGATAAACGACTATGCAAAGTTTGTAGACCAGTGCACATCCGAAACAAGTAAAGATACTACTAAAATGTGCGACAGATTAGATAGATTAATGGGAAACCACACCATGCAGAATGGAGTACTAATTGAGTGCGAAATTGACATGGCAAGGTTGATGACTGCACTTATAGGCATGATGGCTGAGAGTGGAGAGTTTGCTGAAGTAGTGAAGAAGAAAGTATTCCAAAACAACACACAGTTCACAAACGACGAGATTTTTCACATGAAAAGAGAGTTAGGAGATGTGTTGTGGTATTGGGTACAGGGATGCAAAGCCCTTGGCTTTACCCCCGAAGAAGTGATGGACGAGAACATCAGAAAACTAGAGAAGCGTTATCCTAATGGCTTCGAGGTAATTAGAAGTGAAGTAAGACAGGAAGGTGACATATGATAGATATGATTATAAACTTCTTTGCTGTAATAGGCTTTGGAACTAGTGCTTTTGGTTTATATATACTATGGGAGAACTTTAAATAATGGCAAATCATGTATATTTTCACATTAGTGAACCAGAAGCAGAAGTAATAGATAAATTGGTAAGAACATGGGAAAGAACCGTAACCACCAACTGGTCAGGAGAACCCATAGAGCCATATACAGTAACAGAAATCGTAGAACTAGAAGAACAACCTTTTATGCCTAACGATTGTACTGACGATACCATGTATGATTGGTATATGAATAATGTAGGAGCCAAGTGGTGTCATTTAGAAGACCACGATTTCAGTACATTATCAGGCTATAGTGCTTGGAGTCCTCCAACAGAAATGTTTGAGCATTTATCAGTAGCAATTAGTAACAAATGTGGACACAGTGTGTTTACTAGAATGACTTATGAAGATGAGTTCAGAAACTTTGTAGGAGTTGCTACCTGTGAAACAGAAATGCTCGATGGAGAGTGGATAGCTGTCCTAGATTATGAAGAAATCGAAGGTGAAGACATAAATATTCGCTTCAAAGAGGAATATCCAGACATAGACATTGATGCAGAAGACTTTGACTGGCATGGAGAGTACGAAACCGAAGATGGAAGTGTATATCCTAATGAAGTGTGCGACGACTATGTGTACAACTTCTTTGATAGAGGAGAGTGGTAATGAGTCAATACGACAGTAGAGTAGAGAAACAACGCCTACTACTAGAAGCAGAGGAGTGGGCAACAAAAGTTAAACTCATTCATGCACATAGTGTAGGTTCGATGTGGTATGATGACACTAACAATACCGAAAAAGTAATAGACCTAGAGTACTGGAACGGAACTGTATTGAGAGAGATTATCAGTACTGGAGAGAAGAAGTGGTTCGGAGAACAACTAGTAGGAGAGGAGTTAGTAGATGCATACCAAAGAAACAACTAGAGAAGAACAGTTCTGGAGTTGGGAAGAACAGTATGGAACTGAAGAAGCTATTGAAGTAGCAGCAGAGGAGTGGGGAATGTCAACCCACAGAGTTAAAACACAAATCAAAAAATGGGAGGATGCATGGCATTAAACTACACAGAAGAACAGGTATCTAGAATGATACAAGAATATACTGAAAGCCCTACTAGAGAAACAGTAGAGAACTTAGCACAAGAATTTAACAAGAGTGTGAAGTCGATAATAGGTAAGTTATCAAGAGAAGGTGTATACAAAAAGACAGAATATGTTACCAAAACTGGAGAGAAACCAGTAACTAAGTCCCAGCTGGTGCTTGGCATAGCTGAAGAACTAAACGAGGATTACGAAAGCTTCAAGGGACTAGACAAAGCTCCTAAAGAAGCTCTCAAGGTCTTACTTTACTCAATAGAAGAAATCAAACTAGGAGAAATATGAGAGTAGCAAAACTAACGAAAGATAGAAGAAATGACAAGCTTATTTCAGTGAATGGACTATATGCAGAAGCATTAGGTCTTATCGAAACCCCAACGGGGTTCCAGATGCGTTTAAAATTCGCTAATGGACATAGAGAAACAGTTGAGACTCAAAGAATCCGTATCTTACAAGATACATCAATACTAAGAAGTCCTAACGCCTGA